ACATATACAGAACCCACATATCAATTACCCCTCTTTGTTGTCACTATGCTTTTTGGACGGACGAAGATGAATCAGCTTGTTGCAGACAGCGTGCGTGATCCAATCGATACCTTTCAACACCGTCAATGAGAATGCGGTTGTGATTCCTAGCATCGCATAGAATCCCCATCCGATGGTTACATCCTCTTTGGTTGCTGATCTAATTTCTAGGTAGTCCACCACAACGGTCGCAATGATGCGACCTATGATCAGATACCCTATGATTGTAGCAACTCCAACGATAACGGCCATCATTGCGCTATTGCTCCCTCTATTAGTTAACGATTTCTGTGAACCCGCTATTGAGTTTGAAGCGGATCGCAGACTGGAAATAATCCTGGAACTCGTCAAACCGCTGTGTTACCACAAACAGGTTCTTGTCTTTCAGCTTGTCGTTTGCAAGTCGCATGAATGCTTGAACCCCCTCCGCGTCAAGATTCTCTAATACTTCATCGAGGAACAGAACGTTGGTTACAACGCTGTTTTTGATGGCTGCAACTTCCAACAATGCGAGCCAGATTGCTAGATTGACACGAGCTCGCTGCCCTGTCGACAGGTTGTCGAGAACGAACGACTCTTTGTGCATTGCTGAGAATGACTCGTTGAAGTTTTCGTCGAGAGTCATCCCGATGTAGAACTCCATGCTGATCAGGTATTCGTTGATTTTCTTGTTGATCAGTGAGATGTACTCACTAACAATTTGAGCTTTGATCCCTTGGTCACCGAGAATATGCTTCATATCTTCAAGCACTTCACGATCTATCATCACCTCTCGTAGACGCTCTATTTTCGTTTCTAACGCGTTTTCTACATCGTGCTGATCACTGATAGCTTTCTCGAGCGAACTCTTCTCAGAACGTGTTTTTGAGCGTGTCTCGATCCGTTTGATTTCCTGGGTGTGGGTTTGAATCTTGTATCGAAGCTGTTCGACTTGATGTTTAATGTATTCGCGCCGAGTGGCAACCTTGTCGAGCTTTTCAAACTCCTCGCTGGCTGCTGCCACGTATTGCATCATCTCTTCAACGGCGTCATCAATCTCCTTCAGTCGATATTTGGTTGCCTCTGATTTCTGCTCCCGTAACGACTCATCGATTAGCTGTTCGCAAGTGGGACACGAGTCGTTATCCTTGAAGAATTCAAGGTCTTGTTTGATTCGCTTCCGTTGGGCACTGAAATCGACAGCGATCGAATCATATTCCTTTAGATCCTTTCGCAGCTTGTTCATCCGCTGCTCATCAAGGTCCTCGATTTCGCTGAGAAGGGAGTCGATCTGTTGCTCCAGCAGTTCGATCTCGTCGGTGTGGGATTTGATCTCTTCAGCCGTTTCGTCCTGTGCTTCTTCGAGCTGTTGTTTGATTTGGGTTACGAGTGCTTTCTTGCCCTCTACGTCTCGTCGGAGTAACTGAACTTCGTGATCCAGATCACTTTCGGTATCCTTGGCTTCTTTGAGCTGCGATTTGAGCTCATCGTTCATGTCACTGAAGATCGAAATATCAAGTATGTCCTCTACAACCTTCCGACGATCAGCGGCCCCCATATCCATGAACGGAACAAACCGCTCTTTGTTCAGGACAACAATCTGGCACCACAGCTTGAAGTCCATCCCAATGATCAACTCGAGCATCTTTTGCATGTCCCGAGCATTCGCTCGCTGGTCAAGCATCTCGCCGTTTTTGTACACCTCAAACTTTTTGGGCTTCTCGCCACGGATCACTTCGTACGTGTTCCCATGTTTGGTAAAGCGAGTATGGGTATACATCCCCTTCTTGTTGGTGGTGTTGATAGCACCACTAATCTTGAGCCCGCTTAGCATCTTCCCGAACAGGTTGTATGTGAGAGCGTAGTTGAGTGTTGTTTTGCCAGACCCATTCTGTCCACCAATGACGGTGGACAATGATCGATCAAGCTGAATCTTCATTGGGTGGTTGCCTACAGACTGGAAGTTCTTGTAGGCAATCTCGTGCAACTGGATCATTCGACCTCCACTCGACGACTGCGAGCTGCTTCAAGGATTTGATTGAATACTACTTGAGCTCGCTCGGGATGACGACTGCCTTTGATATACGTATCAGCGTACTCGTCAATTGTACGGTTCTCGGGATTGCTCTGTTTGGCGTTTTCATCATCTGTTGAAACTTGGTCGAGGATGGTGTTGTCGATCACATCGACAGAGACAGGCTTGTGCTTTTCAATCCGAGAGATCAACTCTTTGCGTTCGACCTTGTCGTGCTCGTCTTCGATATACACGCGAACAAACTGACCTTCGACCACGTCTTTGAGGTCGCTATCATCAAGCTCAAGGGCAGTTTCATAATCCACTGCCGAGAACAAGCAGTATTCGTTTTCGATCGGCTCAAGTTCATTGGTGTGGGGATCGTATAGATGGAACCCTCTCCAATCATCATAATCCTGCCATGTGTAATGAAACAACGCACCCAGATACTGAATGTTTGACCCGTAACGTGATTTGTGATGGAAGTGACCTGACCAAACCTGATTGAATCCTTTGAAGGTGGCAGCATCGGTACCATGCTCACACACCTTCGAGTTCTTGTACATCTTGGCACCCTCAATCTCAAAGTGCCCGAGTAAGATGTAATCATCCGTGGCAAGGCCCTGAAGCTCAGGTAGAAGATCCTCAGTGCTTGCATTAAGCCACGGACACAATACGATCTTCTTGCTCCCGCCTGTCTCAATGATTTCGAGTTTGTCATATACCACATTAACGTTCGGTGAAGTGCTCAGGATAGCAAGGGAGTTAAGGTCATTGGTGTTCCGATACATCGTATCGTGGTTGCCTGCGATCACGTACATCGTTGCACCAGAATCTTCCAGCAGCGGAAGGAACTCATGGATGATGTAGTTGATCCCTGCGATCGTCACATGGTTACGGTTATCGAAGAAGTCACCGCCATGTAGGATGGTCTTGATATTGTTCTGTTTGATGTACGGGAAGAACACATCTCGATAGTACTCACGAAATAACTGCCTGAATGTTGCTGATCCGTTTCGTGCCTCGAGATGTGTATCTGTGATAATGGCTAACTTATCTGATGTCATTGCGTCACTCCGACAGCGAGTTATTCGGATTCGCTATTGTCGTTCTCATCATCATCAAATTCAAGCGTGACGTTCTGGATCTGCTTTCGGCGACGTTCGGCATGCTTCTCACGACGCTCTTGCATGCGCTGTTCGTATTGGTGAACCTGCTCGACGCGTTCTGCAAAGATGTCATTCGTTTCATTGACTTGCTCGAAATCGCTTTCTTCAACATTAGCGTCTGTTAAATCAGCCACGAACCCGTGAGAGTCGACAAAGCTCTTATTGCGGACATATACTTCGCGCTTCTCAAAGTTAAGTTGTTCGCGGATAGCGTTGTCGCAGATTTGCGTTAGATACGCAAACGGGTTGTTATACTTGTCTGGATCGAAATTGTGCCCGTTGCAGGTTGCAGTGAGGATAGCATTGCCGATCATCTCCTCCTTCCAGTTGTTGGTGTATCCAACATACATTCTGGAATTGCATCGACGAGTGGCAATCTGAATGATTGCTTCACCAATCTTATTCGTTAGCGGAGGAACTGGCTTCCCTTCAGCAAGAGCTTTCTTCTTCGTCTCATTGTACCGAACAAATTCTTCATACAGCTCTCGGTTGTTGATATAGTTATTGTCCTTCCCTGGCTTGAGCTTATCCTGCTTGATCAGTTCAAATTCGATACTATCGATATCTTGATGGTCAATCTGCTGTTTAGTTGATGTCATTATATTATCTCTCGCTCTCTTTTGTTTGAAACCCATTATACAAAACACTATATGGGAACATATGAGACCATGACAACAACCAGAAGCAACTTTTTACTCTGGAATTTTTAGGTCGATGAAATTGACCTTGAATTGCTCCTTGATATAAAATTGGAGTCTATCTTCGATATGGTCCAGGACATGATTGGCCTTGCCATCATACGGTAGGCTATCAACCACATCATATATTTGACCTACTTTCTTAGTAGTATGCAATCTCATCAGACGACCAATTGATTGAAGAACTCGAATCTGAGATCGGCTCGACGACACTGCAAACATATTGTGCAACTTTTTAATCGATACTCCCTGTTGCATTATCGAGTACGTAGCGAATATAATGGCGTTATCATGGTTTTCAATTCCTACTCGAATATGTTCTCGCTCACTACTGTCAGTATCACCCGTAATCAGGAAGGCTGGATTATCAAAGCGTTTACAATACTCCTCGTACAATTTCTTGCCATAGTTCTCAACTCGGTCAAACAAGACCAGAGTGTTTCCAGGGGTGGCATGGATAACATCAAGCAGAAGATTGTTTCTCCGCTCGTGGCTGTACAGAAAATCAAGCTCTGTTTGGTAGCTCTGGGTTGGGGAGGTAGCAGTCTGCTTCAGGTAAGCCAAATCATGAGCATCCTGGGCTGGATACTTCAGAGTAATTACATTGACGGCAATATCAGAGGCTCGACCTTGATCAATGATCTCTTTGGCAGTAACAAACCTACGCTTAGGGCCCAGCAGACCTTGAATGACCATTTCGTTACACTCAGTACCATCAAGAGTACCTGTCAGGCCATGACGGAATGGACAAGCGGTAGCAGATTCAATCAGTCGCGTCAAAACATCAGCCGAAGCAGTATGACACTCATCGACAAAGATCGCACCACAGTCTTCAAACATCCACAGCGGCATCTTTTGCATCGACTGCCATGTCGAGATCACAATCTGCTTATCGATGTTCTTGGGGTGCTTGCTGGTAACTCGCTGACAATGCTTATCAACGTTCCAGTTAGTTCCTGTAGCAAACTCTTTAAAGTTCGTGTATAGCTGCTCAACGAGGTTGATAGACGGTACAGCGATGAAGATTTTTCGATCCTCGAGTTCATCCATCAACTGGTACAGGCGTGCAGCGATATACAGAATCAGACTCTTGCCGGCAGACGTTGCCGCGAGACAAGTTGATCGATTCATATTGATCATGTGGAGAATTGATTCAGCTTGATAATCATACAGCTCAATTGGATTGCCTGCATCATCTTTTGGCTGGATCAAGTTCTCAACGATATCGGAAAGGTCTTCCTCGGTGAACTCATCTTCGTTGGGATACAGGGCAGGATCGATGTCTACAGACACGCCCTGCTTATCGAAGAACGATAGCAGAGGGATGAGTAGGCCAGTGTACATCCTTTTAGTGCGACGATTGTACAGCCTCTTGATACCATCCCATTTCCCTGCACGCACACGAGGATCAAACTTCGCTTTCGGCACCTTGAAGGAAAATTTGTCTTGGATATCGAGCTCGGTAGCAATCTCGCGACACGACACTTTCATAAACGTGTCGTTGATTTTTGTGATGGTGACATCGGCCATGGAGTTGATCAGTCCTCTAAGTAGTCAGCGATTACCCTCAAAAGTTGGTTAACGGGTATAGACACTTGAACAGAAGGTAACATCGTGCTTGTTTGTTTATGGGCCATGTATCGGTGGTGTCCATCGATGACAAACATGTCGGAGCTGATAATGACCGGTTTTGTGTCATTTGTGTTGATGGACTTGATGATGGCATCAACTTTATTCTGGTCGTAATCAGTCTGAATAGGTTTCATGTGTGCAGGATCAGCCTTCATGCGAACCCAGCTAATACCCGCTTTGCTTAGATGTCGAGTAAATTTCGACACATCTTCAATTTGAGGCATATTGGCTCTTGCAATTAAAAACCCGCTGAAGGAGAATTGATCTTCTCGAAGAGCTCTGCGAAGTTGATTCATATCATAACCCGTTGTGTACACATTAGAGGTATTTAACAATGACATCCCAAGTGAATGAAGCCCGCTCTGGCAATTTCTTGTTTGCGCTCGATTACGACCGAGACTTTAACATGGCAGTTCAGACGTCCAATGTAGTTGATGCCACTCTCGGGGAAACGCCCCTTCCGAATGGCCGCAAAGAGTATGCGATCCCGAGCAACACGGTCACCAACAGTGATCTGATCATTCAGTTCATTATCAGTGAGGACTTCCGTGAGTGGATCAGTATGTATCGCTGGATGATGCAGCTCAAGAATGCGCAGTACAGCCCCCTGTTGTTTAAGACATCGGAATTGACAGCTCTTGATAGTCAAAACAAGCCAAGCGCTCGATTCAGGTACTTCAACACATGGATCACTGCCCTCGATGGGATGCAGTACACTGTAGTGGAAGATTCATCTATTTTGGTTGCCACTGCTACCATCAAACATAGCGGTCTGAATGTTCTCGCTCCCAACGGAGAGGTTATCGATGAGCAATACTCTTGATCCAAAGGTCAAGCAATCCCTTACCGAGATGAAGGATGATGTTCTCGATAAGTTCAAGACGCTCAAAAGCGAATCGTCAACAGACTTAGAGATTGACGAGGTTGATCTCGATACTGAGGTTTTGAAGACGCCGAAGCTGCACTCGAAGTATCTCAATATGTACTCAGAGGAAGTGATTCGTCTGAAAGACCTGTACTCATTTTCTGCGAAGGTTAAGCTGGAGCGATGGAAGTATTGGAATGGCAAGCAGACTGATGAGTACTACGCTCGCAATGGAATCCAACACGAGAAGATTCTCAAGACAGACATCGAGAAGTACCTGAATGCAGATGAGAAGATGACTCTCGTCAACGACATCATCACAATCCAGAAGACAATCGTTGAGCACCTCGAGAAAGTGCTGAAAGAGATTGGCACCAGGAATTTCCACATCAAAGCAGCCATCGATTGGCGCAAGTTTACATCAGGAGCATAACAACCCGTGATAGTCTTCAACTACAAGCAGATCCACGACGTAGATGCATGTCACTTCGTTATCCGCAACATGAGAATCCCTGGAGAGCCGCGTTGCACTCCACTACAAGAGACCGACAAAGGTCAAACGTTGTTGGTGTGGCGTGATGATAAGTTCATGGCTCTCTTCTACCCTGCTGAGAACGTGATGGAGCTGTACCCCACCAAGAATACCAATTCAGTCAACTACTTCATTGCTCGGTACCCTGAGTTGGATTGGGATACGTGGCATCAGATCAAAACAAAGAGGTGGTAAGCATGCAAGTGTTCACATTCACGGATGTAAAGCTCGTCGAGGTGCCAGACCAACGACCGGTGATTGAGATGCAGGTTAACGATCTTGGTACCCCTGTATATGATTCTGAGATGCAAGAATTCGGCACATTTCAGCTACGCAAAGTGCAACTTGTTAGACGCCCATACCTTTGGATGCGACCCGATCGAGACCATCCTCAGCATGTAGTTGAGGTAGCAGCACAATCACAACAACAAGAGACGCTTAATGAGTTCGTGTATCGAATCAATGAACCGCTACTAGAATACATTAGTGTAATCGAGCGTCAGAATCGCGAATTAAAAGCCAAGCTAACAGAGCTTGGGACATGACGTCTAATAATCCCCTCCGTTGACTCCAACGGAGGGTTGGCTGATAATAAGGCCAGCAGTTGAGGAAACATCATCCACAAGCGAAGAGAGACCTATACCATGATGACCGAAGCCGAACTCAACAAAGCAATCGCCGAATCCGAAGCACGTCTTGCTGAAGTAAACCGCTTCAGCTCCAATGATTTCGAGGTCGGTCAAGAAGTGGTCGTGATGTGTGGAGGCGATCCCATGATCCATAAGAACGGTTCAGCTCGCGGCATCATCCTAAAGAAAGGGCGCAAGTTCACACAGATCGAATCTGTGGGTCCGAACGTTAAGGTTGATTTCAACGACCCTGATCGAATGATCACTATCGTGCCGATTGCTGAGGCTAAAGCGATGTATCGCAAATCGCTGGTGGGCCTTGGTCGCGATAGCCTGTAAGATGGACCACATACACACGCAAAGAGGTCTTTGTTATGTTGAAGGTACAAATCAATGTTCTCGGTTGTGAAACTCATACTCTTGTGAGTGACGCAGAACACACACAACCGTGATGCTGAATGCTTTCCTCGGTGAGGACCTCTTTGATCAGCACGAAGTCCTTGAGTTGTCCACTAAGCGGGACTTCGTGAGGGTAGATGATGTGTATGTTATCTTTTTCTCTGAGGAGTGATCTTCGATATGGCAACTCGAGTGAAGGACCTTGTGACTCCAGTACGGCAGGTGATGCTGCAGACTATCAAAGCACGCTTCCCTGACGCTCACATCGATAGATGGCTTCATATTCAGTATACGCACGAAGGTCGTCGCTACCGGTACAAGTTTCAAGCTAACACAGTCCGTCATGAGCGTCGACATGAGGGATTGAAAGAATGGTTAAGGGTTCGAACCCTTAGCATCAAGAAGATTGCTGAGGCTCACGATGTACAGTGATGATGGATACCAACTCCAGAAAATCGCGGACGGGCAACTGTCCGCGAATTCGATCGTTCGCGGCAAGAAGGGCAACCGCTCTGAAGTGTACAGCTACCTGATGAAACAAACTGCGTTCATGCCCGAGAAATCATCGATTCGTGCTCGGGCATGGGCTGTTGTGAATAGTGTTAAGCAGTTGCCGTTATGTGCAAATGGAGAGTGCTCCGAACCTGTTGGTGTCTACAGGGGCGATTGGCGTAACGGGACTCCCTTCAAAGACTATTGCTCGAAGGAATGTCAACGACTGTGTTCGAGAACGTCTCGCAAATTCAGCGATGAGCTGAAAAAGGAGATCGAAGCATCACCTGATTGGTTGTACGACAAACACATCGTGCAGAAGCTGTCACTGGTTGCAATATCAAAACTGTATGGACCGTCAGAAACATATCTGCGTAGAATGATTCACCACTGGGAGATTGATCATGTGCATTATGGTCAAGCTGACCCTGAAATGTATAAGCTAGTCAGGGACAAGGACTGGTTGTATGAACAGTACATCACTAAGAATTTGACTATCTCTGAAATTGCAGAGCTTGTTGGGATTACAGTCAACACTGTTCGAGCCCAGTTAGCGGTTTATGACATAACAAAACCATATTATGCTTATGACCGAGCACTGCCTGGTCGAGTATCTCAACCCGAACAAGAAATAGTCAACTGGCTTAAAGAACTTGGTGTAATCAATATATTGCAGTC